AGATGCGTCTCTGTTCTGCAACCTTTATCTCAGCGTCTGAAGCATCTTTCATTTGTTTCCGTTGTTGCTCAGCTTGATCCAGTTGCATCCTAGCTTGCTCTAACTGGAACGCTGGGTCTTCAGCCTTCTTCTGCGCTTCTTGCTGCGCAGCTTGCTGCATATGCTTCTGCGTTACTTGTTTACCAGCATCAGCCATCATACGCGCAAGGTTAACTTCAAGTTCTTCAGGCAGGGGCTTATTAGGTGCTGGTAACGGAACCCCGAGTTTCTCTTCCATTTCTCTACGGTAGCGGAATCCTAAATGTTCTGCTATGTGCGCTTGTAGAGCCGCCATTATTTGCTGTGCCTGTGGATTCTGTCCAATTGTCTGCGCAATCATAGGATCTTGCATGAACGCAGTATGCGTTGCTATGTGTGCATCAGAGTCCTGATAGATGAACGCTTTAATTGGTTTCCCAACAAGCACATTCATATTCTCGCTCACTGGGTCAACAGGCCACGTATCTTCGGATATAGGCACGAGTTTATCCGCGTTCTTTACACCAAGAACCTCTATCATCTGACGATGCAACTGAGGTAGGTCGTAAATTTGTGGAGCAGACTGCGATAGTTGGTGTACAGCTTGATACTGTACCACCCGTTGAGCCATCGTAGAGCTATTAGGGTCACTAACAGGAATAACATCAACCATAGCGTAGTCAGAGACTCTAGCAGACATCTCCCCACGTTCTGGAACATAGGCATACTGTTGGGGAGCATACTCAGATATGATTTTCTTGAGCAGCTTAAACTCCTGTTTCATCGTGTAGTGAACACGCGCCTGAACAGCAGCCATAGGTTTTAAGGTTCGTTCTAACAAAGCAAGTGTGGTACCGACAGGAGCATTGGCAGACATATCAGAGACGTTCATATCACTGATAGCCCCAAGTCTTCTTCCCTCAGCAGTTATCTCAGTTAGTAGCGCATGTAGTGTAGCGCTAGGCTCCCCATATGGCATAGCCATAAGGTTATCCCTTATCGTACCCCCAGGAACATCAGCATCCCGCCATTCCCCCGGCTCAATAGGAGTATCTTCCCCTTTAATACGTAACCCTCGTGCTTTCAGCCCCCCAGGCAAGTTAGATAGCGTACCCGCATCAACCAACTGACGAATCAACGATGTCCCAGCCCGCGAATACCCACCTATAATATGTATCAACCCAAGTCCATAAAACCCACTTCCTGGTATGTACACGTAATGCACGAAGTGCTGTCGCTTTAGCTTCTTCTCATCTTCCTCCCGCCAATTACGCCTAATCGCTAACATTTCATTGTTGCCACGCTCTATAGTCACAACATAAGGTTTAGCAATAGCATCTTCATCATCTAGATCGTCTTCAATTATAAGATCCGCATGCACCTCATATAATGCATAACGATTATCCTCGGTAAGAACAAACCCACTATCCTTAGCTTTTTGCTCTTCAACATCTGTACGGTATTTTTCTGGCTCCCCGAGATCTATATCTCTATAGAACTTGTTAGCCTGTAATTTCTTCAGCTCATTTTTAGTCTTACGCATAACGTGTGTAACACGCTCTGCATTTTCAATCTGGGATTCCCCATAAGGAACAATGACATCTTCAGCAGCTACATAAACTGCTGTCTGTCTACCGATGTTAGGATCAAAATAGATTTTCTTGAACGCAGACCCAGCTAAACCAAGACTAAATAGTAACCTTTCATGCTCAGGACGATACTCAACCATGTTTTCAGTGAGTTCGTAGTTCATATCACTCTTTACACGATTAGCTGCTTCCTCTTTTTCTTTCGTCTCATCCCCAAGAACTTTAGTCTTCACTGGACCCATCGCGGGGAACGTTTCGCTCATCGTTTCTGCTTGGAACCGAATAGCTGCCTCTGCTAAAACGTTAGAGTAGGCACCACAAGCACCATTCCAAGGCTCAGTACGCTCTTCATATTTAAACCCAAGTACTTCAAGCCCAGATATGTACGCGTCTACCCATTCTTTACGAGCTACTATATCTGCTTCAACCAATTCTGAAATATCAGCAGCAAGCAAATTCAGTTTATCTTCCGGCATATACTCAGCAAGATTAGCTTCAAACGGAGCATTTACCAGATCGTCATCTGCATCTTCGTCTTCAAATATTACTTCCACCCCACCATCTTCTAACTCTATAATCTCGTTAGCTTCCTCTTCAGGAAGCTCAAATTCTAGAACGTTCTCTTCTTCAAGAGCCTCTTCGTCTATGTCTGGTGTTCTAAGTGGTTTATCTATAGCCATATTTAACTCCATGCATCATCGTCGTCGCTAGATGCCTCCCATAATCTGTCTCTAAATTAGTCTTACGCGTCCGCCTTTACGGAAATCTCTAGGCATTTCAGTAGCATCAGTATTTCCTAAGACCTTTCTCTTGAAATAGTGCCCTAAAGCGCCCTTCTTTCTAATATCAGGAACTCGTGACTTCCAGTGAGCAGGTATACGCCCTTCCCACAGCAGTGTCTTCCAATAGAGATCGTCCATATGTCCTACAACCAGCGGTGATTGCATCAATCTTTTTGCATCTTCGATGATTTCTTCTTCGCTAGCGGTGAATGTCGCGTCGTGCATGTCACTATAGAACTTACCTACCTGAATGTCCCGTCTTCCGCTTACGTCTTCTGAAATGGCCTCAACCACCCCCCGAATGTTGGCTTTAAGATCCTTCAAGTTTTGTGATGCCATCAGATCTTGTATTCTATTTAGAAGCTCATTACGGTCAGTGCCTTCAAGGTGCCTGAACTCGTGAGCAAGAATACGCGGATTTGCGTTCACCGCGTTGAAGACGGTTACTGTATTAGGTTCAAGCTCAATGTCATAACCAAATTCTCCCAAATGAAGTTCTTCAGGATCTGTAACATCTTTAGTAGTCACACCGCGCAGACTAAATTCTTCCCCTTCTGGGGGCACTTTGAACCTAGCGCGGGACGGATCAATCGTTGAACCTTTCGGCATGTAAGGAGCAACTTCCATTTGGAACTCTGAATCGCCGTGCTGGAGGGACGCTAGAAATTCTCGCTGTTGTGCTCCAGACATCTTGTTTGCGGCCTTAGTAAGCACGCCCCTAGCCTCGGGAGATCCCTTGAGTATGTGTTTTTCTAGTTCTGGTATTAGTGCCATTAGTAATACCTTAAATTAATCTCACTCTTCCACCACGGGAATATTCTTTTGGTAATGTTATATTTACATCCCTTGACTTGTCTAAACCCCATTGGCGCATTATCACATTCCCTAACGCTCTTGGACTTCTAAGCATCATTGGCACTAAACTAAGAAATTCTGACACTGTTAACTTTTCTCCCTTTTTATCCCAGTTATACCTATCTTTTATCTCTACTGTTCCATCAGGAAGTTTAGTAGCTACGTACCGCCCTAAAGAAGTTTGCACTACGTACCCGGGCTTTGTAAAACTATCACGGATTGTTTCATACACATTACGTTGTGGGCTCCCCCCAAACAAACCTTTGTTCTCACCAAGCCGCACATTCTCCTCATAATCCCCATACTGAACGGGGGTTACGGTTTCATCCCTAAAAGACGCCACGTCTTTTCTAGCTTCTTCAGTATTTCTATCGTACTCTGCTTCATGTTTGACAGGATCGCTATACATCTCAGGCCATTTCTTGTTCATTTGATGTACTCCCCTCATACTACCTGCTTTTTCATCCTCCCACCTTTTTAGTGTCTTGCGCGCCAACACTTCATCTATCTCATCTTGCTCACTCGCGGCCTCTACCTGCCTCCGCATATATGTTAGCTCTCTAGGAGTAAAATCCTTCTCTGTTATAGGAGATTCCTTACCAACCACCTGCTCCATAAAAAGACGCATGTTGGTAGGTATAGATTTATACAGATCAGCAATACCCGCCATTAGAACCCCTGCGTTAATAATATTCAGCCCTTTTCGGATAGAAAGGCTCGTCTTCTTCATCTGAGGTTAATCTCAAAAAGCCGCCCTGCCTGAAGCGCAGGAGTGCCTGTGTCG